TTGGTGGGCTCGTCGTCGCGCTGCCACTCGGGCTGGTCGACATCGGCGGGGGAGTTGTCGGTGTGGCCGGCGTAGGACACGCCCGCCTGGTTGGACTTCGGCATGGCGCCGTCCTCTCGATCGGTGGAACCGCACTGCGGGCAGCACGGCGCGCCCACCGAGTAGCGGCAGGTGCAGCGTGCGCAGGTCCAGAGCACGGCGAGAGCCTCCAGGGTGGGAGCGGCCGGTCAGGCGCGTAGGCGGATGTGATCGCCTGACCGGCCGCTGGATCAGGCGTTCGGCTGCGCGAGCAACTCGGGCGCGCGCTGCACCTGCAGGCCGTGCAGGATCCACAGCCCGGCGCCCAGCTGCGCGTTCGTGCCGACGTCGGCCACGTCGACCGACACCCACTCGTAGCCGTCGTCCAGCTGGTCGGCGTTGACCTCGATCACCACAACCTGCTGGTGCTCGGCCGAGGTGCCGGCCCCGCCCGGGTCCGCCACAGCGGCGCCCGCGGACTGGGTGACCTTGGACCACTGCTCGGTGCCCGCGAGGGCAACCGCGTCCTTCAGGTAGTAGCGGGTGATCGCAGCCAGGTTGGCCGAGGTCCCGCCGGTGTTCGCCGTGTGCTGCTTGACGGTGAACGTGGGGTCGTCCCCTGCGGTCCCCGCACCCTTGAACAGCACGTACGAGGCGGCCACGTAGTTCTTCAGGTGCACGCGCTTGCCGGTCACGGCAGCGGCGGACAGGTCCACCGGTGCGTGCGACACCGCGATGTCGAACAGGCGGCCCAGGCCGCCCTGCTTCCCACTCATGATCAGTACCTCTCAGGGGGTGCGGAGCGGCCACGGGGCCGACAGGAGGATTCCGACGGCAAGGACCGCCAGGCCGAGCGAGGCGGTGCGCACCAGCCCGAGCTGGACGATGCCGAACGCCGAGAGCACGAACAGCACGACCGACACGATCAGCGCCACTCGGCTGGCGGCGGTCACCGCGCGGCCAGCTTCACGATCGGAGAAAGGGCCGAACCCTTCTTCGGGGTGATGGAGTTCTGCAGCCACGGCCGGCCGTCCACGCGCTCGATCACGCGGTACGCGATCGTGTCGGTGTTGAACCGGAAGTGCTCCGAGGTCATCGCCGTCATGGCCGCGTAGTCACCGATGAGGTAGTACGAGAGGTCGGCGAACACGATGTCACCGACGTCGCCGACGACCGGCAGCTTCTCGGTGACGTTGATCGGCCGCCCGAGCATGGTCATCGTGGGCGAGCCCTGACCGCTGTTGATCATGCCGAAGGGAGAGAGTCCGCCCGGCAGGGTCATCTGAAGCAGGGTCGGCAGCACCGTCTGGTTGATGTACCACTCCGCGCGCCCGAGGCTGGTCGGGAGCATCTGCGAGTACATCTTGACCACGTTCGCCCAGACCACAGTGTCGGCGGTCTGGCCACCCTCAGCGGCCACGGTGACCGCGCAGGAGGCGTTGAGCCAGCCCAGCGGCATGCCGACGCCCGAGCCGTCGATGAACGCGCCATCCTCGGCCCACGAGAGCGCCTCGGGGAACAGCTGATCGACCAGCGGGCCGATGCTGATGGCGCTGTCCGTGAGCAGCTCGTTGGGGATCTCGGTGTAGGCGGTCAGCTTCTCGGTGTCCAGACTGATCTTGCCGAACTTCGGCTGCGAGGCCTGCAGCGCGGCACCCTCAGCGGTCCAGTAGGCGAGCACGCCACCGAACAGCGAGGACGAGCGGTCGGTGTCCTCCAGGGTCGGCCACGAGATCCGCGGGTTGGCCATCGGGATCACGCGCGCCTTGGGCCGCACGACGGCGGTCTCCAGGCCCACGCGCAGCATCTCCGCGCGGAACTCCTCGGGCACCAGGTAGCCGCCCTCGCTCGGGATGGTCGTCCCGAGGCTGTTGCGGTACTCGCCCATGCGCGCCTGTGCAGCGTGGTCGTTGAGCTTGTGCGCCTGGCCGATGGTGGCCACCATCTCGCCGAGGTTGGCGAACTTGCCGTTGCCGGCCGCGCCGGGCGCTGCTGCGTTGGTCGGGACAGCGGTGGTGGAGCGCATGTCCAGCCGCGCGCCTTCCGCCTCCTTGTCCTTCACGAACTGGGCCAGGCCGGCCTGCATCTCGTTGCGGATCAGCTCGCCGTTGGCGGCCAGCTGCTTGTCCACGTAGGCCTTGATGGCCGCCTGGGCGGACTCGTCAATGCCGTGCTCGCCGACGACGTCGGCCAGCTCGGCACCTGTTGCGGGTGCGGTGGTCACGCGGACCGCCTCTCACTCAGCGCCGAGCTGATCAGCTCGGACAGGGTGGACCCGGCCGTGGGGAGCGCGGCCGGGGGCTCTTCGGTGCCTGCCGCCGGGGAGCTGACAGCAGACATGATGTCAGGAGAACTGATCTCCTGTGAACTGACCTCAGTTGTCCTGAGATCAGGGGATGCGGGAGCGGTCGCGGTGAAGCTCGTGGCACGCTCGGCGACACGGTCAGCAAGGCCGGCGGCGACCGCCTGCAAGGCGGTGTACCAGGTCTCCACCGCCACCGCGGCGCGCCAGGTCTCCTGGTCGCCACCAGCTCGGCTGGCGTAGAAGCCGGCCACGTCGTCGTTGGTCTGGTCGAGCATCTGCGCGGCATGCCGGAAGTCGGCCGCCGTGCCGTAGGCCATCGAGCTGGCCTCGTGGATCATGAGCTGGGAGCCCGGACCCATCACGATCTCGTCGCCCGCCATCGCGATCACCGAGGCAGCCGAGGCGGCCAGCGCGTCCACATACACCGTGACCCGCGCGCCGTTGCGCACGAGCGCGTTGTGGATCGCCACGCCCTCGAAGTAGTCGCCGCCCGGGGAGTTGATCCTGACGCTGATCTCCGGCACGTCGCCGATGAGCTGCAGCGCGTCGATCACGTCGGCTGCCGAGACACCCCAGTCGCCACCCCAGCTATCGATCACGTCGTAGATCCACAGCTCGGGGGCTGCAGCCGCGCGCGGCATCTCGCCGCCTGCTGGGATCTCGGCGTGCCGGCCGTCGTCGAGCAGGCGCATCACCTTCACACCCTCGCGGGCGAGCGGCTTGACGAGGTTGGTCCACCTCAGCATGGGCATGGTCAGTCCTCGTCCCCGTCGTCCATGAACGCCTGCTCGACAGCGGCCGAGACGGGGTACATGACAGCCCCGCCGTTGCCGCCGATCGGCGCCTGCGGATCGCTGTCGTGCCCCTCGGGCACGGTGAGCGTCATCGACGCACGCAGGCCGCTGTCGGTCACGCCGATGTAGTAGCGGGTGGGCATGTCAACTCTCCTCGTCCTGGCCGTTGTCGGCCTCGGGCCGCCACACTCCGGTGACCGTGCCGCGGCAACGCCACCGGCCCTCGCAGTCGACGTAGCCGCCCATGCCCGGGTAGAGCCGCTCCAGCTCGGGACTGTTGCCGTCCTCGGTGGTCGCGATGAAGCGCCCATTGATCGCCCGGCACGGCGGGCAGGTGTTCTTGTCCAGCGTCTCGTCGGCGTACAGGCTGGCGATTGGGCCCGAGCGGTAGGCGTCGATGCGGGCACGGTTCTGCGCGCCCGTCAGCGAGCCGCTCAGCTGCCCCTCCGCCTGCTTGCCCTCGGACTCGCGCAGGCTCTTGCCGACCTCGCGCGCCACCTCGTCGCCCGACTTGCCGGGCGCGCTGATGCGGATCGCCTCGGTGCCCGCCGACAGCGCCTCTGCTGCCGCCAGGAGGGCCGCCAGGACGTCCGCGGTGTCGTCCGCCTCGTTGACCACGCGAGGATCCTGCACGAGCTGGAACGTCCGCTCATCCACGCGGTTCTGCCAGCGCGGGATGGTGACGCCGGCATCGCTGGCCTGGTCGCGCACCCGGTCCCAGCTCTTGCGGGCCAGCGCCTCGCGCGCCTCTGCGATCACCTCGGCCGCCGTCGTGCTGTCGCACGTGAGCGACCCGAGGTCACCGAGCCGGCCAGCGTCCACCGCGTCACGGATCTGCGTGGTCAGCTCGGAGCGCCAGGCAGCGCGCACGCTGTCCCAGCGGTCCATCAGCCGTTCCAACGCCAGCTCGTGGTCAGCAGCGTGGCCGCTCAGGTCCACCTCCGGCACACCCTCAGCGCGCACGAGCGCAGCACGCGCTGAGGGTGGCGGCTCCCCACCACGAGAGTCCTTCTCGGCAGCACCCGAGCCCCCTCCCGGCGGGGGCTCGGGTGCGCCATCCTCACCCGGCGCGCCAGCACCAGGGGGAAGCACGGGGGGCGGCGGCTTCATCGCCTCCAGGCGATCCTCCAGCCCCTCCACGT